ATTTTATTTCCTTCCTTGTCCGTCTTACCTTTATCGACGGCAAGGGTAAATCCCATATTGTTGGGAAGTGCATAATAATTTTCAATCAAATGTACCATGTATATTCTCCTTTATCCAACCATGCTGTTAAGCATGTATTCTGCATTTTCTTTAGCTATAGTTTCCCTGACACTCTCTTCCGGGAAATGTATCTGGAAGGTGTTTTCCTGCAGCCGGTTTGTGATCCTGCGGTCATAGTTCAGGCCGTCGAGCGGAAAATTGCTTGTCAGGATGGTTGGAAGCTTATTCAGATACCGTTCGTTCAAAATTTGGTAGAATTTTTCCCTGATCCAGTCCTTTGCTTCCTCCGTCCCGAAATCATCGATCACAAGGACCTTGACGGTCTGCAGCGCATCCAGAAGATAACCTTCTTGCTGCTTATTTCCATCCTGCCCCCAGGTATTCTTGATTTCCTGCAGGATGTTCAGTGATGTGGCAAACTTGACCTGTATACCATGTTCCAGCATGAGTGCATTAGCAATACTGGCTGCCATACGGGTTTTACCTGACCCCTTTTCCTCGCTCCATAGATACATGCCCATGCCCTTTTCCAGCATAGCATCCAGATTCTCGAGATAGAATTTAACGCCCCTACACGCCACGGCAGCTATTTGCTTTGCTTCCGGGCTTATGTATCTCCCCAGGCTGAATGTATTGAGCCGTATCGTTTTAAGGCTGTCAGGCAGTTCAGCAAATCGCAGCCGCCTGTCCATAACCTTTCGCTCCCGGCACTTACAAGGCGCAGCGTACTCAACTCCGTTCTCATCACGCTCATACACCCATTCTTCTCCGTGGCAAATTGGGCAGGTATCACCATTCAAATCCTTCTGCTCCGGCTCCCTGCTCAATTGCCCTTCGCACAATGTCTGTTTCATCCGGTTCAGTGTTTCTTCCAGGTTTCCCAACTGTTACATCTCCTCTCAGATAATCTTCAAATGGTGTGTTAGGGCCCAGGAATGTGGCTCCCTGTTTGATATATCTTTGTTCGGTCTTGTTCTTCCGGCACTCCTCTGCGTATCTTTTAACTGCTGTCATCAGCTCGTCCTCTGAAAAGCCATTATTAAGCCTTGCCAAATATTGCTTATATGCCATAGCTTTCTCTTTTTTTCTCGGGTACGCATCCCAGAGCGTTTCAAACGCACACGTATATGTTTTTTTATCCTTTACATTATCCTTTACCTTTTCCTTATCCTTTTCCTTAGGTTCGGTTTTGGTTTCAGGATGGTTTTGATTAGGTTTAATTTCGGTTACATCTTGGTTATCACTTGGTTTATCTTTGGTTTTTGGCCTACCACCTTTGGTTCCATTTTGGTATCTGCGATTATTGGCATCTATTTGTGGCTTTACCAGCAAGTAGATGGTCTTCTCAATCCCAGTGGATTCCGGCGCTTTTTCATCCAGTCCGTATTCCATGATTGCCTTAATAGAAGCTTTAAATTGCTCAGGTGGAAGGTCTTTAACTGCCTCGTAAAAACTGCGGTAAAATACCACGCTATCCCTCATTACCACCACCTGCCTCATACTCTCTGTACATCTCTATCCAGTCATCCAGGTACATGGTTACGAGCCAGTCACAGTTGTTTTTACGATGCATCACCACAGGTAACTCTCCTGCTCGCGCATCCCGCCTTGACTGCTCTGCGGCTCCATACAGATCCAGCCGCTCCACTCTCTTGCACTCAATATGTACCCCCGGGAGGCCGACTACATCAGCATCACCATTTGCGCCGCAGAACTGCTGTCCTCTGCGGCAGTCATATCCATGCCCCCGGAGCACTCCGGTAAGCTCACGCTCCCCTCTGGCTCCTTTCTCTCTGCTTTTCTTCCCCATGCTGCCCCTCCTTCCTCCAGTTACTAAACGTTGTCTTCATGCTGTATATTTTGTCCCAGAGCTTGCCTGCCCTGGAATCATCCTTACTTGTGTATTCCTTAAACTCCAATTCGTCCACCGGGTCCCCCGGTATGGGCCTGTAATAGCCGTTTCCGACGTTTATAATACAGTCACCGTTGTGGTTTGCCTCCTCCACTAAAATCCTTAACTGACGGTCAATAGATTCGTTTCCAGGCAGGCTCAGGTCTGGTCTGCTCACTGTATTTTTATGACCGGATGTGATCCGGTTGAAATATCCCCGCGCAATCTCACGAGAATCTGTCTGCTTACTCATTTGCCCTCCCTTCTCCCCGGCCGTAACCGGGGAAATCATGGCTTACAAAGTTTCAAATTGTGATATATTATTCAGGCACAAAGCCGGAACTTCATTAAATCTCCATATACTCCTTGATCTGCTCTGTATAATCCGTAGACCTTTTTTTCTTCCATTCATCCCAGAAATCTATGGTCCGGGACTGCGGGCGCTCCTTTGCAAGCTGTACATGGATTTTCAGTGGTATGGGGGATGCATCTCCAACAATCAGCACATCACCAGGTGAGAACATTGTGGTACTGTCAATCACGCTCTCATTGCCATCCGGCAGCATACCTTTTATCATCGTTTTGTCATTCTCGTTATTGAGCTTTCCAACAATAAAGTTCGCGCACTGGGCCATGATGGTCCTGTTAAGTTCAGACGGCCTCTGGCTGGCGACAAAAAGCGTGATGCCAAACTTCCTGCCTTCCTTTGCGATGTCCTCGAAGATTTCCACCATGCGCCGCTCTGATGCGGAAAGCTGAAAATTATCCGGGATATACACATGGGCCTCGTCACAGACAAGAGTGATAGGATTATATGTGCTGCCGGTCCTCTGGATATCATAGATGAGCTTGGTCAACGCACCTATGACTGGGATTGCCACATCATGCGGGATACCGGACAGGTCGATGTTCTTGACTGGTTTGTTCCCGCCCATGATCTCCTGCATGAGCTGATATAGATATTCCTGGCCATATGGTGCGAACAGGAAGGAATACCGCTTGTCACTGAGTTTGGCCTCCATAGCATTTACAGTTCCTGTCAGTTTGCCATTAAGCTCTCCTTTCACAGTCTTATACATCCCGGCTTTATCACCAGATTTGTACACGTCTCCGGTATTTACCTCCTGTGTATTTAACTCTTGCATCTTTGCCAGTAATGCATTGTAATCAAACCAGACCGGCTTGCCCTCATTTCCATCCGGACAGATCATATGGTAGCTCTTACGCAAAGCCGACATGGCTACTGTGGCGGAATCCTCTTTTATCTTTAAAATGTTCGCCGCCATGTCCCGTAGGCCGAACATCCAAATTGGGAAATCTATGTCTTCGCCAAATTTAATATTGTCCACGTATGAAATATGTCCATACTCTCCGTGGATATCAAAAACTATAATATTTGCCCCAGGAAGCTTCGCTGTCTCTTCCAGTATCCTGGCCACTGTCTCTGATTTACCGGATCCAGTATTTCCTACAATGCAGGCGTGCCGCTGGTAAAATTTATTTCCATCCACCATTGCCGGGCAATCATAGGCACAATAATTCCCAATCTGGAAGCCAGACTTCTTGCCACCTATCATAGCGACGAACTGTTTCGGGGTGATGCCTTCTGCCTTAATATCCGTAACCGGGTACTCGTCTATCGCTTTATTAAACCTTCCATTTTTCAAACTGCCGATAATGGAGCACTCGATCACCTTAACACTTTCTGACTGCACGATATAGTCATCATCCCCCAGTCCCGGGGATGCATCGGTATCTGTCAGGGATGTGACCGTGGTCACAAGGGTTACTTTCCCGTCAGAGACAGATATCAGGTCGTTAATACGGACGTCAGAAAACTCAAACTCGTCCGTCTTTATCTGTATCCGGTCACTTAAAATCTTTATCAGTTTCATTCTCTATCCTCCAACAATTCATTGTAATTTCGTATCCTGGCAGCCTTTATGCTCTTACAGTAATCGCACTTACCACAATATCTGGGCGGCTCCATACCTGCTTTAACAGCCAGGAAACGGGGCATGTTCTCTTCCATCTCTTTCAGCGCCAGATCCAGTGTGGATTGAGGCATCTGGAATATATCCAGATCAGGTACCCGCTCTTTCGTAGCCACCGCTAAATAAAACGGCAATATCTGACCCGTTACAATCTCCACACCTTTCTGGTACAGAGCTCCCTGCAGGTCGTACCGCCAGAATGGCATAGTACGGAAATTTGCAACCACTTTCAGATCTGTGATACATATCTCCTCCAGATAGCTGTCCATCTTCATTTTCCACGGGGTTCCAAACAGCTCAAATGTCATTATCCGTTGTTTTTCACCGCTCATGAACCTCATAAAGAGGGAGTCTGACTTAATCCTGAAAATAATCTCATTAGCCTTGCGGAACTCGCTGCGAAGTTCATTTTTACGAGTAAATACCGCAGGATTATCCCGGATAAACGCATCCAGTGTCCCCTCGAAATAAGAATCTACGAAAGAGCCTACCAGGAGTGCTTTTGTGACCGGCTGTTTGTAGGCGCCTCTGATCTTTGCCATTGCTGCAGCCTCGCACTTCATAAAATCTTTGTACTGCGATACCGAAAAGAATCTACTGTTCTGTTCCGGGGAGTAATAATTGTCCGCTGTCAGATTCTTCTCCATTTGTCACCGCTCCTTCACTTTTTTCTTCTCTGGCTTCTTCTTTCTTCTGTTCGCTGTTTTTCCCGTCAAATGGATTCTGGACTTCTTTTTCATCAACAGGTGGTGTGATCTCGAAATAATCTTCACGCTTCGCCATTCCATCCCGGAGAGAACGGTATACATTATTTAAGCGGAGCATGTCGTTCTCGCTGAATGCTTCTGTTTTACAGCCTATGTATTTCTCTATCATCTGTTTAGTGACTGAGAACTTGTCCTCAAATAACTTAATGCCTTTCCTTACGCGGTCTATCAATGGCTCTGTATTGCCGCTTACCAATGTCTTTTGACATTCCTCCACTGCCGCATCCACCACGTCCCCGGGGATTACTCCCAGGATACATGCCCTAAGCCTCCTGGCTCCCTGATTCGCCACCATCTCATAGATATCACGAGGGTCAGTAAGCGGAACGTTGCCTCTTTTAGTTCCTCTCATATGTGGCACGCTGAATACTTTCGTCTGCCTGGTATTCGTCTCCAGATCCCAGGCATATGCCATCACCTGGCTCTCACCACTCTTCTGTTCCAGCTCCAGTATGCCGAAATCAATGTTTCCCCAGTTCTGAGCCATTGCTTCTGCAAGACGGATAGATGGACCAGTTACCTTTGTGCCGCTCCTGGGATACTCATACATAGCTCCCTCGGCCAGTCTCTTGCGCTGGCAGGCTCTCAATATCCGGTTGAAGCTCTCAACCTCATCCCGGGGGAACTTCTTGGCGATCACCATAGCAGCCTGTACCTCCTGTGCCTGACGGCTTATCATCATCTCGGTTTGAGTATTTCGGGTTTGAGGCTGTACCTGTGTAAAATCATTTGCATTTGTCATGTAATCCATTACGATTCCTCCTGTCTGTGGATATCATCTTTTTCATGCTTCTGGCAGCACCAGCATCTCTTCCTCCGGGCGGAGCACAAAGGTCTCATTCCCTACTTTTGATTCTGCAGTGAGCACAACCTTAGATTCAGTCGCATATACTGCCCTCACCTTAAATGGGACGTAATTATCTGGTACACCGTATTCCACTAAAACTGTGCTGCCTGCCATAATCTCAATTGCTTTTTTATTCATCTTGACTTTCCTCCGTTCTCATCCTATAATGAGGATGAATTGATATTTTCAAGTCCCTGAATGCTTCCCGGCGCCAGGGGCTTTTCCAGTTTTAATGAGTTCGTACAATTCTTTGATGTCTTCATCACCTGTCAGGTAAGCAAGAGCATATTTCAGGCGGCTGTCAGCATCCTCTAAATCATTGTCCCACGTGTCCTTTAACATACTGTCAATACATTCTCTTGTTGTCTTTTTCATGATTTTCCCTTCTCCGGCATTTCCCGGTCCCAACACGCTTTACATTCATCACAAGCAAAATCCGCACAATCCGAATAATCCTCATAACCAAAGCTGTCTGGGCAATGATGCAGCCAGTAAGCCTCCATTTGGTCAGGATGTTCTGCTTGTAACTTTTCTCTAAACGTCATAGTGTTTTCTCCTTTCTGTCCAATCTCTGGCGACCTCAAAGGCCACCACCAGCAGGATAAATATAACTATGTAGCACATAACTGCCTGCGGTGCGTCCCGTGGCTGCCACCATCCGGTCAGGGCGGCAAGAGCAGTGCATATGGCTGCGTCTTTTATTGTGGTGTAATGCATGGGCTTGTCCCTCCTCTCCCGCCTTATCCGGCGGCTTCTCTTCTGTAAAAATCTATTACCAGCCTTGATACCTCATCAACAATATGCTGCGTCTCTTCGGCTGTTTTGTCTTTTGAGTAGTCATCATGTATCCGAATCTCTCCGGAACCATATTTAATTGTTTTTATCAATGCCAAACAACCACCTCCCTTGATAGTATGGTATGTAATGCCGCTTGTACCTGTTCTTTGAGGACCTATCACGGGGACAAGCCCCGTATACTACTCCTCTTTGATTACAGTATCTGCCCCTTGAACAGTGACCCATCCATGCTCCTTACGGGCTTCCATCTCCATCATCTGTATAAGTTCCGGCGTAATACTTTCTGATTTAAGTCTATTCGCTTCTGCTTCGCCACGGGCTTTTTCAATTTCAACCGCAGCGGCTGATTCTGCTCTCACCTTATCTGTCTCTGCCTGCGCTATTGCGGTCTGCTTATCCAGCTCTGCTTTTTCAGCATCCTGCTTTGCCTGTTCCTTTGCCTGGACCTTTTCTTTCAGTGCATCATCTAACTGCACATCAATGATAAGAGCCGATGCAACGTTGATTCCGTATTCTGGTTCCAGTTTCTCATTCAGGTATTCTGTAATCGCCTTGCTCACCTCTGAACGTTTTGTGCTGTATATGTCCATAACGGAAAATTGAGGCGTGACTTCTTTTATGTAGGCGATGATGGAGTTCTGTACCATACTGTCCACAATGGCGTCCCCGTCCATGCCATTAAATTTTTCATACAGCCCCGTCACCCTGTCGGGAATGAAATTGTAGTTCATGGTCATGTTAAGTTTGACCATTCCTCCATCTGCAGGGGCATCCACATGCCAGTCAGCATGTTCCTTCTCGCCATAATCCGACGGATTATTACTGAGTACAAGCTGCTGCTGTGACACCGGATAATCTTTCACCTTATCGGTTGGGCCGACAAAATGAAAACCCGGTCCCAGTGTCTTGTCCTTTACGCCGCCTTTCATGGAGTAGACAACTCCTATTTCGCCCTGTCCTACGTGTGTCATGGACATGACCGTGTATCCTCCACCAATCAATGCCGCCGCGATAATAATTCCTACAATCACTTTTTTCATTCTGATTCCTCCTGAATCTCTTTTTTTATTTTTTCATAAGCCTTTTTCTCTACATCGAATACTTCTTTGTCTCTTTGCATCCGTATGTATATTTTGTGGCCTATAAACAAGATTAATAATGCCGCCAGCCCAAATGTTGCAGCAGATAACAAAAATATGACCCACATGTCTTTAACAACCTTTCTTCATTTACATTTTCTTCCATATCTCCTATAATCTAAGTTACAGGCCCCGCCAGGCCGAGTACATCAGAAAGGAGAATGCCCATGAATTTAAATGATACGACAAAGTACCAGCTTGCAAAATCTCTCACGGAACTCGCCATCCAAAACAACTTATTCTATAAGTATGAAGATTCAGTGGAGACTGCAAAGAGTATAACCGTCTTTTTTGATACCATCGTTAACACGGTCGGTAAATCAGACAAAAACGAGTAATGTCATAGGGACCTGGCGGACACCAGTTCTGCCAGGGCTCTAACCATGTTCGCTACCATATCATTGTTTACATCATTATCTAACTCTTTTTGTATCCAATCACAGATATCTTCGATTGTTTCGTCTACCTTTTTCATCTTCTCACCTCCTCATTTCTCATTGACACAAACGTATGTTCATGCTATATTTATTTTATCGAACATAAGTTTGTATCATTGGCGTTTAAACAGATATTCCATATCGTATTTCGGAAAAAATACCTTATGGATTTTGCACGCATCATCAAAGTAAAAACCTTTTTTAGTTACCCCATTGACTATGTCACTTACGGTTTGGTACCTACACTCCAGTAACTCTCCCATTTGTGCGAAAGTCACTTTTTCCGTTTTCATTAACTCAAGTAAATGAAAATACATAAATTATCACCTCCCTGTAATTCGTAATTCCGAATTTTATAATTGGATTATATTCTTAATTCGGTATTTTGTCAACTAAAAACATACTGAATTACGAATTTATTCGGTTTAACGAATATTTTATATTTACAAAATATTATTTTTCGTATATAATGTAAGTATACGGAAATGAGGTGATGACGCATGGAAAAAGCCAAAATACTTGAACAATTAATTAAAGAACAGGGATATAGTTTAAAAGCATTTGCTGAAAAATGTGGGATACCATATACTACGTTATATGGTATTTTAAAAAAAGGTGTTGGACGCGCAAGCGTTGATAATGTTATACAAATATGTCAGCATCTTGGTATCACAATTGAAGAGCTTGAAGAAATGGCTACTGGTGAAAAGCAAAAACATGAACCGTCATATGATGATGTTGAACGCCTCATTGCCAGAAATGGTAAACAAATGTCAAAAGAACAGAAATTACGCCTGATACAACTTTTGTCCGAAATAATTGAATAATTCTGGAGGACAAAATGAATCCTGAAAAACTACATCAAAAGGTCTGGGAGGTCTGTACAGAGTGCGGAATTAAAGACTTCCCCTTTGATTGCATCGTAGTCCTGAAGCACTATGGGTTTAAAGTATTTACATACGAACAAGCAAAATACCGATGTCCCGAGTTATATACCTTGTGCCGGGATTTGTCAGATGATGCATTTTCGGATAAAATTTTAAAGGCCGTGTTTTATAATGATAAACTATGTATACAGCGTATCCGCTTTTCATTAATGCATGAATTAGGTCACTTTTTATTGGGGCATGAAAATGAAAGCAGAGAAAATGAATCGGAAGCGGATGCCTTTGCTGCCAACCTTTTAGCACCTGAAGCACTGATAAAGTACCAAAATTTCCACAGTGCCCCGTCCATCAGTAGTTATTTTGGCATTTCAATAGCTGCTGCCAACCATATAATAATGCGGACAAAATACCGCTCTTTCTGGAGCACGGATAAGTATGAGGCAAAGCTTTTGGCTTACCTATACCCAAATTCTTCGAGGATACATTTGAATGATGACGGTATGGTAACGTCCGTTAAATTTGATAACATATATTATCTGGTTAATAGTTGAAAGGGAGGACGAATATATGACATATAAAGAATTTTTAAATTACCTGGAAGAAAACTTTGATGGATACATGGTCTTTATGGAAAAGGCCACGGAATTTCAAGAAACTAAAAATCAGAAAAGGCCAGCTAAAAGCCGTTGGAAAGAAGCCAAGGTACAAAAAGCGGTCCGTGAGATGTGGACCAAAGCCATGCAGCCACTCTATGACAACCTGAAACGAGAAATAAAATCAGGTATCCCTTATAAGTGGATAGAGTACATAGAGCAGCACGAGGTGCTGGAAGGTCTGCGTGATGCAATGGCCGATCTGAGCTTTGGTGATGTGGATTAATTTGCTTCGGCATTTTAATATATTATTATAAGGGGGTCTCATCTATGAAGAGCCAATGTAAGATCATAGCAATTGTGGAACTAATTTTAGGTATTCTGGGAAGTTTTATCCTGGCAAAAAGTGGTGGATTGAATGCATATACAGGAGAACGTAACTGGACTACTACCATTTTCATTTTTTTAATAGGCGTTATAGTTTCTTATGTGTTCTTTGTTGTTCTTTATTCTATTTCAGAAATAATGGATAATCAGGAGTATATCATGAAACAATTAGAGCAAACAGATGCTACACCAGAAAGTCGTTCAGTTAAGAGCGTTGGCTCCAATAGTTCAGCTTCCCTGTTAAGTGGAACAAAGTCGAGCACAATGGATGAGGAAGGGTGGCTATGTACCAAATGCGGCAGATTAAACCCAAACAGTTCTTCCATATGTAGCTGCGGAAAGCACAGATTTTAAAACACCAACAGATTCGCTTCGGCGTTTTAATGAATTATAAAAGGGGGATATTTTATGAATAAAAAGATTGTAACACTATTTCTAACAGCTCTTTTATGTGCATTTGCTACAAGCTGCGGAAATAATGCAAGCGAACCAAAGTCTAATGACACGACAGCAAAGGAGGAAGTAAAAGAGCCTACTGATTTGACTGGTACTTGGGCCTCAGAAGAAAATGATGGGTCTTATCAGGAGGCAATAATTACAGAAAACACTATTGAAGTAAACTGGGTATCAGATGGAGGTAAAACAAAATCAATTTATTGGATTGGATCATATGATGCTCCCACTGATTCAATAGACAAATATACTTGGACGTCAGAAAGAGATAAAGAAAAAACAGATTCAGCATTATTAGCATCGCAGGATGACACGAAAAGTTTTACATATGAAAATAAGAAGATAAGCTATGAAGTTTCGGTCATGGGGACTACCAGCACAATGGAACTTTCACAAGTCTCAAAAGATATTCCTGAAAATCCAGTATCAGAAGAAGAACCACAGGCCGAAACAGCCGGTAATGAGACGCCTGACTCTCAAAGCCAACAGTCTGAAGCATCATACGAGGTTACATACCAAAACATTTCATTCCACCAGGATATTATTGGAAATATATGGTCTCAGGCAATCGTCGAGGTGGCAAATACCGGAAATAACGATTTGTACTTAGACCGCAGCTCCTACGAACTTGTGTCTGAGGATGGTACTATTATCCACACAACAAGTAATACATTTACTCCATATCCGCAAATATTAGCACCCGGTGAAAAAGGCTATTATTATGAAGAGGCTATGATGGACGCTGGTACTCCTACAGAAGGGATATCTATTACTCCGCATATCAGTGCTCAATCATCAAAAAATCAAATTGTCCGTTTAGAGGTAAGTGCCACCGAAATATACGATAAAGAAATGGGTGGTATTGATCTACACGGTAAAATCAAAAATACTACAGGCACGGAGCAGAGCAATATAAATGTTGTTGCTATTCTTTTTGATGGAAATGGGCAGCCCATAGGGCAGCTTTGGACCATACTTATGAATCCTATTCAATCCGATGAAGAAATAGGATTTGAATTAGAGCCCATGAGTTTACCAGATGATATAACAAAGGCATCTATAGCAGATTATAAAGTTTATGCCTATCCAGAACAGTACCAGTTTTAATCGTAACCCCAAAAATTAAGCTACAAAAAACCGCCCCGGTGTTACCAGCACCAGGACGGCATATACCTCCGAAGAGATATGTCATCGCAAATACATTGTATCATCTTCGGAGCAGCCATGCAAGCGGAACAAAAGTTCGCTGGCTGTTATTTGGTACTATAAAAGTGTAATTGTTGTACCGATACAAATATTGGTCACGCAGTTGCACTTATTCTG